AAGTTCTTAAAGAAAAGGAATGAAAAGAGAAGAACAGTGTTGGCACTTCGTAATGTCTTCATTTGCTAGAACATATGGAGTTGAAGTATCTACACGCGAACAAAAATTTCACGAAATTGCACTTCAATGGTGTGACGATCATAATTATACTTGCGATGTTCATCTGGACGATTTAGATAAAGTTGATTTGTATTTTAGAAACATTTACGAAAACTGGGAGAATTAAATGAAAGTAGGGATGATTGGTTTAGGACGAATGGGGGAAGGAATGTCTCGTCGTATGATGAAGGCAGGAATTGAAGTCTGGGGTTATAGGAGAAACCTAGATAAGGCAAATGAATCTTTTGAAAAGGGATATGTAAACGGAATTGCAACTTCCATACAAACTCTTGCTCAAGTAGTAAAACATACCCAGAGTGGAGTATCGGACAAATATGGTCCAGGAATTTTTATGATGGTTGTGCCAGCAGAAAATGTAGAGGAGACAATTAATGAGTTACTACGATATTGTGACGAAGGAGATATTATTATTGATCATGGCAATAGCAATTTTAAAGACAGTCGGAAGAGAGCAGAACGTCTGGCAAAACTTGGTATCCAATATATTGATTGTGGCACTAGCGGTGGTGTTTACGGCCTGGATCGTGGATACTGTCTTATGGTTGGCGGTGGAGATACTGCAGTCGCCACTTGTAAGAGCATTTTTAATGCCCTTGCCCCAGGAGTCGGTGCTGCCCCAAGGACTGAGTTTGACTCACCTGTAACTTCTGCAGAGCACGGTTGGTTGCATTGTGGTGGACCAGGCGCAGGACATTTCGTGAAGATGGTGCATAATGGCATTGAGTATGGTATGATGCAGGCATATGCAGAAGGATTCAACATTATCAAGAATGCTAACAATGGAGCACAATATGTTAGAGAAGGAGACGCAGAGGTTGCTCCAATGGCAGACCCAGAAAGTTATTGCTATGACATTGACGTTGCTGAAGTTGCTGAGTTATGGCGTCGTGGTAGTGTCGTTGGTAGTTGGTTACTTGATCTTACTGCTTCTGTGCTGCGAGGCAACCCAAATCTTACACAATTCTTTGGAGGCGTATCCGATAGTGGTGAGGGTCGTTGGACTGTCAATGCCGCTGTTGATCTGGGGGTTCCTGCTCCTGTCATCACTACTGCCCTTTATGAAAGATTTAACTCAAGACTTTTGGGGTCATTCGGAGCAAAAATCTTGAACGGAATGCGTTATATGTTTGGTGGACATTTGACAAGATAAAATGTCTGTTGAAATTTGAAAATCAAAATTCTTGACCATTTTTCATAAATACTTTATGTTGAGTCAAGAGTATTATAATGATATGCCCCATTATAAAGAGGATTAAAAAAATTATGGCCGACTTTACTTCCCGCGTTAAAAGACTATTTGAACTTCTTACTGTAGGTAGAGAAGAACTTCTTGCAGAAAATGCAGACCTTAAAGGAAGACTTGCTGCTGCTTTGGCAAATGATGCTGCCGATGCAGAAACCGTTGCTGCTGCTGAAGCTGCTGCTGCAGAGGCAGTTGCTGCTGCTACTGCTGCTGTTGCCGAGACCGAAAGACTCAGAGGACTTGTAGAGGCAGACACCGCTGAGGATGCTGCTCTAGAGGAACTCCTGGGCGCCCTGGAAGCGTCTGTAGCACCCGCCGCAGAGGCACCAGCAGCACCCGTAGAGGTTGCTCCTGAGGCACCCGTAGAGGTTCCTGCAGAGGCACCTGTAGAGGTTGTGGAAGCACCAGCAGAAGAACCTGCTGCTGAGTGATTGACTTTATAAAACTTACCTAATATACTGGGGGTCTTCGGATCCCCCTTTTTTGTATGATAGATTCAACAACACCATACAAGGTTTCCGAAATCATTAGAGATACCTGGCCTAATCTTTATCATCCTCCAAAGGATTATAAACCTCCTTCAAATTATAGGATACTTAAAAATGAATCAAATTCAAAAACTTCAACAGATTGAATATACGGACCATTATTCTGTTTTTAATAGAAATGGAAATAAGATTTGTGATTCTGCCACACTTCAGGATGCTCTTTTGATGTGTTCTTTTGATTCCACAAGAACCTATAAGCAAGTTAAAATTCTTATGGATCAAGTAGTAAATGTTCCATCAACAAGAATGGAAGATGATAAGCAATTGAATGCTCAGAATATACTTCCAGATAGAGTTGCTGAACCATTTGTTGTTTAATCAATAATCTAAATAATTTAAATCGCATTTTTTACATGCCATTATATTCAACTCCAGAAGAATGTATGTTTAATCTTGAAACATTTTCTTCAAGTGAGGCGAAACGGAAATGGAAAAATTCAATTAAAGAACATTGGGGAGAATGTGCATATTGTGGATCTGAAAATGATTTAACTTTAGATCACATAACTCCCAGATCAAAAGGTGGAAGAGACCGACTTACAAACATGCTATGTGCATGTAGAGACTGCAATATATCAAAAGGACATCAATTATGGTCTGATTGGTATTTGAACCAAAGTTTCTTTACAACCGAAAGGCTGAGTGCTATTATTGAATGGCAGAATCAAATCACAGACAAACACTTAGAAGTTTACATTCCTAGGAAAATATGAAATTCACAGTTTATTCAAAAGATGGTTGCCCCTATTGCAGCAAGATCAAACAAGTGCTAGAGTTGGCAAACCTTGAACATGTTGTCTATACTCTTGGGGAGAACTTTGAGAGAGACCAGTTTTATGCTGAGTTTGGACAAGGTTCTACATTTCCCCAAGTAATTTTAAATGACCAAGAACATCTTGGTGGGTGTACGGATACTGTTCAATATCTAAAGGAGCAAAATTTGGTCTAATGGAAAGTACCTTTCATGAAGTTTATTATGATGTAGAGAGGGCAATTGATCTTGCCTTTGATGGTCACTTTGTTCTTAAGTTTTATGATTATTTGAAAGTTAAGAGCGTTTTAAAAAGAGAAGTTGTGGAATTTATTGAGAGTCCTACCGCAAATAACATCAGCAACATCGTAATGGATCTTGATGAATATCTTGAAGGTGGTGCTGACAATATGCATAAGCAACTTCGTGAAGCATATGGACATATTCCAAAACCATACGCAAGAAAAATAAGAAATTACCTTTATGGTATTCTTGAGGATGCCTGGAGATATAATAATGACAAAAGACCAGGGCGGCGAAAAAAGAAAACTAAATAAACCTGAACCCCAAATTAATCGGGGAGTTGAACTATTACTACGCAATAGGAGGAAGAAAGCATCCGAACCAAAGACTTTTCAAGTGAAGTTTGGTAAAATGATTTCTTTCTTCCGCAGAGAGTTTCATTTTTTTATTGAATTTCACTTTGACGTTAAAAAGAAATAAATTCTCTGGAGAAAAAAATGGAAACAGCATATGTAATAACATTCACAATAATGTTCACTTTGCTTTTTTTTATGGTAGGAAGTATAATTGGATGGTTGACGTATAGGCATTTACTAGAAACAAGACCTCCATATTTACATCCAGAGTTTTTTGATGAAAATGGTCAACTCATACCTGATGAAATAGTATCCGTAAGATTTGAAAACGAAAGCGATTATGACTACACCGACGAAGACGAAGAAGAAGATTGAAACTCCAGTTGAAAATCTTCCAACAAATCCGTTTGCTTTTGAAGTCTTGGCACTTGTGTCAAAGCAAAGGACAAATGCGAAAAAAGTAGAACTACTTAAGAAATATGAAGATCCTTCATTAAAAACAATTCTGATTTGGAATTTTGATGAGACTGTAATTTCGCTTCTTCCACCAGGAGATGTTCCGTATGCAAGTACAGGAGAACAAACATCCTACAGTGGCACTTTGAGTGGAAAAATTGATGATGCCGTCACAAAGATGCAAGAGTTGAATTCAAATTCCCTTGGTTCTATGGATCAAGGTAGGTCTTCAATTCGTAAAGAATATCATATGTTCTATAACTTTGTGAAAGGAGGAAATGATGGTCTGAGTTCTCTCCGTAGAGAAACTATGTTCATTAATATTCTTCAAGGATTGCATCCTCTTGAAGCAGAAATTGTCTGTTTAGTGAAGGATAAAAAACTAAGCGATAAATATAAAATCACTAAAGAAATCGTAAGCGAGGCATATCCAGATATTCAATGGGGAGGCCGTTCGTGAGTAAACTTCATGATGTTGTAAAAAAAGCACAGGAGGAAGTTATGGCAGAGGATGTAAAAAAGGAAAAACAAATTCTGCCAAAAGAATATGGGTGCGAAATTCTTTTAGAAAGAACTACTGTTGAGAGAGCAAATGATGCTTCTTTTCCTAATGATGCATATTTGATTTGGTATATTGTAGATGGCGTAACATATGTGGATCTGACACGGTGCCATAAGAAAGTAAATCTATTTGATATGTACTATGATAAGTATGGCCCCGGTTCGGTTCAAAAAATTGATTTTGGATATGGCAGGAAAAACCCAAAACTTTGGGGAGAAAAACCAGTGGAGAAAAAGAAGAAAAAATGACTGCAGGATTTGGCGGACAAGGAAAAGAAAATAGGATTGGTAAGGATGCCAATATTACTATAGATTTAGACAATATAGATATTGTTTTGAAGCAGTACAAAAAAATTAAAAAATACCAAAAATCATCTCTGTATGCTATCAAAACGATGGACGGCACAGAAGATATTGTGAGTTCATTGATTAGAGAAGCAGAGGAGAATCCACTATAATGGGAAAGCATTATCTTTTAAACCTTTACGAATGTTCTTTTTTATTACTAAATGACGAGAACTTTCTTATTGATTTGTTGGAAAATGCTGCGATAGCAAGTGGTGCCACAGTATGTCAAACAATCCACAAAAAGTTTGAGCCTCAGGGAGTTACTGTACTTTGCCTACTTTCTGAAAGTCATATCAGTATCCATACTTGGCCAGAAGAAGGAAAGGCTGCGTGTGATGTTTATTGTTGCGGTGATGCCAATCCCAAGATAGGTTGTGACATCATTATTCAACAATTACAATCTCAAAATCATACTTTGAGTTACATAGAAAGATAAAAATTGGACTTAAATAAAAAGAGGGATTGACACCCTCTCTTTTTTTGACTACAATGAAATTGACAATTGACAAGCAAAATGAATCAAGAAAAATTAAAATTAATAGTAAAAAATCTGGAACTATTAGTTCAATCTTTAAAGGAAGAACTTGATTTGAATGATAGACCAGAATATAACTACGAACAAATTTCGCCATATGTTCAAGATTATGACGAAGTATTTTATGACGACGAGGAATGAGGAAGGAAAATGAAACCAATCAAATCAAAAGATCTTCTTGAACTGGATAAAAATCTTGAAGTAGTTAAACTTCAATCTTATCCTATCCCAGAGCAAGTAATTTGGCAGGCAGGAAAAGGTGATTATTCTGAAGTTCCCATTCATGAAGTAGAAGTTCCTAACAACACTAAATGTGGAGAATGGGTTGTAGAGCAACTTCTTGCAAACGAGAGGGGACACTGGGGACCATTGGAGCATCCTCAGATTACATTCTCTTGTGCTGGTTTTGTTCACAATGTAATCGTTCAGGCAAGAACCCATCGTATTGGAACAACTTGGGATGTACAATCACAACGATATACTGGAAAGCGTGTAGTCAAAGTTGCCAAGGGCGAACTTGATGTTGAGAAAGTCTTCTATGTGCGTCCTGTGGGGTTCTATACCAACCGTAAGGGTAAGAAGTATGAATGGACCGAAGAGAACCGTCAACGCAAATTGGGGCGCATTCTGAGCGAGTGTGAGGAGTATGCTGAGTACTATGAGCAGGGAATGTGTGAGGAACATATTCGGGATTACCTTCCACAGGCAATTCGTCAGAACTTTGTAGTATCTTTCAATCTTCGTTCGGTACTTCACTTTATGGATCTTCGGTCCAAACTTGATGCTCAACTTGAAATTCAAGCATTATGTGATGCGTTTGCTCCAGAACTTCAGAAGTGGACACCGAATGTTTGGAAGTATTATGAGGAAAAGAGACTCCATAAAGCAAGACTTTCTCCTTGAGGTATTATGAAAAGTTGGTGCTTAGTAGATCACGCCACGGGTCGGGTATTTAAAGTCATTGTGACTG